GGTTTTAAACTTGATAAATCACTTGGTCATATAAGTATTGAATGGGTTTATGACCAACAGGTTTATGAAGGTTATAGAATTGGTACTAGATATAATGCTGTTTATCCTATTAAAGCAAGAGCTGTGCTTTATAATAGAAATGGTAAACTTCCTTATAATGGTATAATGGAAGTTTTACCACAATTTGGTAAGTTTAGTATTATACAAACTATTGCTCCTTATCAGATTCTTAGAAATATTATTGCTTATCATCGTGAAATGGTAATTGCTAAGAATAAGATGCTTATAATGATTATGCCTCAATCATTACTTGGTGATGAAGAAGAAGATAAGATTTATAAGATGGCTGCTGATGGTGTTCTATACTATGATGATAGTCTTGATTCTAACTCTGTAAAAGCTCAACAAATTAGATTACTTAATGCTAATCTTGGACAATATATTACAGAACTTACTAATCTAATGGATAGCATTAAAGCTGAATCTCGTGAAGTTGTAGATATGACAGCACAACGATATGGTGAAATTGCTAATTCAGCAGGTAAGTCTGTAACAGAAGAAGCTATTGCTAGAGGTAGTATGGGTTCTGTTATTATTACATTCATATTTGATAAGTTTAGAGAAACAGATTATAATCGTGATTTAGACTTTGCTAAATATGCTTATGTTGATGGACTTAATTCATCTTATTTTGATATTAATAAAGAAATGAGATATATAAGTCTTGATGTTAATACTCTTACTAATTCTGATTTAAGTACAACAGTTCGTAACAATGTTAAAGAAGTTGACAAGCTTAATCAGCTTAAACAATGGGCGTTTAATGCTAGTCAAAATGGTGATCTTGAAATGGCTGTTGCTGCAATAACCGGTGATAATGTTTCATCTATTAAAAAAGTTATTAATGATTATGCTAATATCAAACGTCAGCATGAAGAGCAAATGCAACAAGCAGAACAAATGCTTGAACAGCAAAAGATACAGAATGAGTTACAGAAGATTCAGGCTAAGGGAGAAGAAGACAGAAAGACTAAAGAGCTTGAATATTATTATGAGATGCAAGCTAAATATATTGATGTAGATGTTGCTCTACTTAATAGTGCTGGAACTACTGAAGGTGATAAAAATCAAGTTACGCGTGATGTTGAAGCTAGTAAGCGTGAAATTGAAAAGATGAAAGTTCAGCTTGATAGAGATAAGATGAATCTTGATGCTTATAACGCTGCTGCTGATAGACAAGTTAAACGTGAACAAATGAAGAATGATTTAGCAATAGCTAAGGAAAATAAAAATAGATATGATTTACCTAAGTTAAAAACTAAGTCTAAGACTAAAAAGTAAGTAATTTATCTTGTGATTATCCTAATAGTGATACTGATAGTGTTGCTATTAGGATATTTATTTTGACTACTGGTTTTTAACATTTATTATGGCTCTATTTTGCACGATTATTGCTGACGTGAACAACTTATCATCTAGGCATTTTAATTCGATTACAGACGCTCCTATGTGGCTCAAATTCGATTTTGCAATAGCGATTAGGTGTTTTCAGATTAAGAAACCGGCTTAAAGTGATAATAATGAATTTGAAGCTAATGAAACCTACAGCAGTATTAATAGTCGGTTAGCATATAATTTTGCATAAAATATTCAAGCGATTATTTGCAGTCACATTATTAAATATGATATGTTTGCTCATGAAAAGTACAAATAAATATAGTACATATAATTTAAACAAATAAAGTTATGGAAGAAATTGATTTTGAAGGTGCAGCTGTTAGTAACAGTGAAGGTAGTGCTGCTGATAAGCCTGATACAACAAACATTTCTGGTGGTACTGATGACGTTACAAACATCAATCCTACTGATGTTGATTCAAAGACTCCCCCTGTAGAAGGAGAGGATAAACCTAACGATAAGCCTGCTGATAAGAAGGATGAAGATAATTCTTCTACGGGGGAACTCGAAGCAGGTACTATTGTTGAAGTTGAAGGTACTGAATATACAGTCGATGACAAAGGTAATCTTGTTGATAAGAATGGTACAATCTTTAAGCAAGCATCTGAAGTTAAAGATTTTATTGCATCTTTTAATCAGGAAGATGGCAATGATAATTCTGATGGTACTATTGATATTTCTACTGTTCAGAATGCTATCGGAATTGATGTTACTGATGAAGACGGTAAGGCAATAGAATTTACTAATGATGCTGCTGGTATTAAATCTTATTTTGATAAGGTTATTGAACTTAAAACTGAAGAAATTCAGAAAGCTGCTATAAATACTATTTATGAAAAGAATCCTATTGTTAAGGATTTTGTTAATTATCTTACTATTAACAATGGTGATTATAGAGGCTTTGGAGAATTGACTGATAGAAGTGGTATTACTCTTGATGTTAATAATGTTGCTCAACAGGAAGCTATTATTCGTGCTTCATTTAAGGAGTTTAACAAGAAGGGTAATGTTGATAATTATATTCAGTATCTTAAAGATTCTAATGGACTTGCTGATGTTGCTAAAGAAGAGCTTAAAGCTATGCAAGAGAAAGATGCTCAAGTTAAGGAAGAACTTAATCGTAGAGCAGAAGAAGCTCGTAAGCAAGAGCTTGAAAACACAAAGCAATATTGGAATGAAGTTCATAATGCAATTGCAAATAAAGTAATTGCTGGTTATAAACTTCCTGACAATCTTACTATTGAGCGTGATGGTCAGAAGAAGATTGTAACTACTGATGATTTCTTTACTTACCTTAGTCGTGTTGATAAGCAAACAGGTAAAACTGCATATCAACTTGATTTGGATAAGATGACAAATAAAGAAGTGCTTGATAAAGAACTTCTTGAAGCATGGTTACATTTTACGGGTGGAAGTTATAAAGATTTAGTAGATATGGCTGTTAGAGATGAAAATGTAAAGAAGCTTATACTTAAAGCTAAGACGCATACAACTACTACGGGAAAAGTCAATATTAAACCTGCTAATCGTAAAAGTAACATAAATGATATTATTCTTTAACTAACTAATTAATCATTTAATTATGTACAAACTTAGAGAAATTTCTCGTGGTAATTATGATGACCGTGGTTATTCTAATGAGGAAACCATTGCTCATCTTATGTTGCAGCGTCCAGAGGAAATTAACAACACCCTTACCTATACTTATGGTATGGATGATGATAGATTTCCTTTGACATTCCTTACTGAAGGTCAGGGTTCTGTTGGTGTTAAGGATATTAGCACTGTTCAGTGGACGTGGAAGACAATGGGTCGTATGAAGTTTGATGATTATATCACTAAAGCTCCGACCGGTGATAAGATTGGTCTTGGTGGTGCAATGTTTGAACTTGAGTTCTCTACTCATTGGCTTATTGAACAGTATGGTCTTATTGGTCCTGATGGTATTACTCAGCTTCGTATTATGAAGGATCTTGGTCCTAGTGCTAATGGCTATAAGTATTTGGTTCGTCTTACGACTCCTAATCCTAATGCTTATGTTGATGCTGAATTGCTTAAGGCAGGTAAGTATTGGTCAATGACTGCTCCTACTATTTCTGAATCTCGTTCTAAGGGCAATCGTTCTAATGTTATGGGTCCTGGTAAGATGACTTCTCAGCTTGAGTTCCATAGATATTCTAAGGAAATTGCTGGTAACATTAGTAATGTAGTTGTTACTTATGAGTTTAAGACTAAGTCTGGTGGTACGACTAATCTTTGGATTAATGAAGAGATGCGTCAGTATGATATTCAGTGTCGTATTATGGATGAAGAGCGTCTGTGGCTTGCTGAATATAACCGTAATGAACGTGGTGAGATTATTCTCGATGATATGGATTCTGGTCTTCCGATTCCTCATACTAGTGGTATGATTGAGATTTGTCGTGAATCTAACTACGATACTTATGGTGAAGTTCTTACTTTGCATAAGCTTGAAAGAACTGCATTTGATGTTCTTAATAAGGACACTGATAATGGTACAATGGAAGTTGTATTGTTTGCAGGTAAGGGTTTCTTGCAGGACTTTGACAAGGCTATTCGTGATGAAGTTAAGTCAAATGGCTACATTGATGCACTTGGTGAAAAGTCCATTGGTGAATATGAAGGTGGTTTGAGTTATGGTAAATACTTCAAGCAATATAAGACTATTGATGGTCATATTATTACTTGTAAGCCGCTTTCTTTCTTGGACAATGGTACTATTGCAGAAGCTGCTAAGAAGAATGGTATGGTTCATCCTAGAACTGGTCTTCCGCTTACTTCTCATCAGGCATTCTTTGTTGATATGTCTATGTATGGTGGTGAGCGTAATATTCGTAAGATGCGTATGAAGGGTCAGGTATATAAGGCAGGTGTACTTAAAGGCTTGACTGATATTCCTGCTTCTTGGGGTGCTGTTCCTACCAATTCTATTTCTACTGAAATAGATATGTCTAGATATGAAGTTAAGAACTCTTATGGTTTGCAGGTAAACAACTCGTCTAAGATGTTTATGTTGAAGTGCGAACTCTAATCTAAAAATTGAATATTATGGCTGATATTAAAATTAATGTTCCTGCTAATGATGCAACTCCTGTTGTGCAGGATACAAAAGTTGAGAATAGTGTTGCTGAAAAAACTTATGCTCAAGAGAGAGAAGAAGATCTCGATGCAGAATATATTGATAAGCGTGATGTAACTATTTCTTTGATTAAGAATTATTCAAATTATCGTCAAGCTAATATGAGTGTTCTTGGTCAGCGTAGTGAAACTATTGGTTCATCAATTACTTCTTCAAGAACACTTGCTGCTAACAAAGGTGAAGTTGAAGCATACTTTCCTAATATACTTGGTATTTCTGCTAATAATGAATCTTTTGTTGAGCGTGTAAAGCAATATTTGAATAATATTCAAATGGTCATTTCTAGCAATGATATTAAACTTAATACTACTTTTATTTATAATCATAAGCGTGATTATCTTGCTGTAAAAGAAAAGGAAGATAAAATTAATGCTGCTTTTGATAATATTGATAGAAGTCGTTTGGAGAATATCAAGCAAGCACTAGATACTAAACTTAAAGCTCTTAATGAACTTGAAAGTTCTAAATATAAGTTTGGCTATCCGCAGAATACTGAAGAGTATCTTATGTATCGTCATTGTTTGCTTTACAATGATGTTGTTAAAGATATGGCTCTTTATAACTCTGCTAATAAGTCACAGCGTTTCTATATTAAGGATGAAAACAAGGAAAAGGAGCGTACAAGAAAGTTGCTTAATGAGCGTAATATTGCTAAGCGTCATTATATTGAAATGCTTGGTGATACTGCTAAGTTCAATTCAATGTATATCGAGTATTGTGTAACTAACAATATGAAAATTGTTGAAGCAATGCTTAAAGACAATACTGAAAAGGAACTTCTTCTTGATAAGTTTAGCACTGATAGTCCTGATAAGTTTAATAAGATGTTTGCTGATAAAAATCTCAACGTTAAGGCATTTGTTGAAAATCTTATTGCTAGAGGTGAACTTATTAGATTGGAATACAATCAAAACATTACTACTTCTACGGGCGAATTTATTGGAGCTAATATGAATGAGGCTGTTGCATATTTTAATAATCCTGCAAATGCTGATGTTCGTAAGGCTTACGAAAATAAACTCAAACTATTCTAATTCTTAATGATATGGATATATCTAGTATGCACACTTATTTTAGACAATATGCACAACAGATGGGTTTGCAGAATGTTCGAGCTATACTTCCCGAACAGATAGATATTGTCCTAAATACTTCTATACAAGACACAGTTAATCAACTTGTACAAGCTACTGTTGGACTAACGAATGATAGAGTTCTTACTGATAATTCTAAAATTGGTCAGTTAAATGCTCTTCGTTCATTATATAAAGTTCTTACTATTAACGTTCTTGAAAAAGAAAAAGATTCTTCTGATTATCCTTTTAAGTTTCATGAGGAAGATTCGCGTAATGGACTTTTTACTGGTTTGCTACATAATGTTGATGTTAGATTTTGGGTAGATTTTTCTATTAGATATACTAGAGGTATAGTAGGTATAACCGAAAATTCTCCTGGTATTAAAGATGATACTAATAAGTTTGTAACTAATTGGTTTCCTGTTAGACTAATAGATGATATTTATCTTGCTGATTCTCTTAATGATTTTATACAGAAGAATAGACTTAGAAGTCCTATAATGGTAGTTTATAATGCTAAAGAAAAAGTTGATGATAAACAAAACATCAATGGCACTAAATCTAAAATAGCTGCTACAACTTTTGAACTTTATATTGATAAGCTAAATAAAAATAATAACGATAGTACATATTATCTTGATAATAGATTAATTCCTTATCAGTTTAGAATGGGCTTTGTTGCTAATCCTGTTGAAGTCAAATATGATGAAGATGTTGCAGGTAATAATGTCGATTGTGATTTGCCTGAATATATGCACGTTGATATTGTTAAGCACGCAGTAGATTTGTATAGAATAGCTGTTAGTGGTTCTCTTTATGCTGGACAACAGCAACAAGAAGCACAACAAAGAGAGAATTATAGAAATAATAATAATGCTGATAATACTAATCAATAATGAAAAATTTGTTTATACTTACGTCTAGTAGTGTAATTGCTAATGCTATTAGTGATCCTGCTACAACTGCTGCTGGTACGTTGGCTGTTATTGATAATACGGATTATCTTTCTTTCTATCTTTACAGAGGAAAGAATATACAGCCTTTGGTAGTAAGCATTTTGGATAAGAAGGATGCTTCTTATACTACTACTGAATATACTAAGGCAGTGCCTTTTAAGGCTACACTTACTGGTCTTACGCTTAGCGATAATACTGATTTTGAAGTTGAAATCGTTAAGCTTGGTACTTGTTTTAATGAACGTAATAGATGGCTGACTAGTGTTCATAAGACAGCCGATACTACGACTGTAGCACTACTTGCTGCTAAGCTTGCTAAGCAGATTAATTATTTTGCTACTGATAGTAAGATTACTGCTGAAGTTTCTGGTACTAGCGTAGTTCTTAATGGTCCTGAAGATGGTCAGGATTATAAGGTAACATTTAAGTCTATTACTAGAAATGAAACTAATGGTCATGTTTCATTTACTACTACTTATCTTGTTCCTACTATTGTACAGGGTACTCCTGGTATTGCTGATACAAAGTACGTAAAGGATCTTGCATCACAGTGTGCTGCTGATAAGGGATTTGAATATACTGCTAAGGAAGATTTGGATATTTACCCTGGTTA